ACATCAGGTTCTTCAGGTACATCAGGAGCAGCTGGTACATCAGGTTCTTCAGGTACATCAGGAGCAGCTGGTACATCAGGTTCTTCAGGTACATCAGGAGCAGCTGGTACATCAGGTTCAAGTGGTACTTCAGGAACTTCATTTAGTAATGTTTATGATGAAGGAACATTAGTTGGAGGATACACTGGTGTAAATAAAATGAATTTTGCTGGTAATGCTGTAGTTGTCACTGATAGTGGTTCAAATGCTGTTTTAGTAACAATTAATACAGGTTCTTTTGTACCAACAGATGATTGGCAAGATGTTACAACAAGAGATAACCATACATCTTGTAGTTTAGATGTTAGTTTACCTTCATTACAAGGTAATCAAAGGAATATTACAGGTTCATTTAGCGCGGGCCCAACATTTACTCATGGTAGAGCTTTAACAGCATCAGCTCCATTTGCTTTTGTTCATGGATATAAAAATATAGTTGATGAGTCATCTCCATTTAATGGAAGTTATGCTCACGCCGAAGGTTATAATAATACAAACTATGGATTATATTCTCACGTTGAAGGAGAAAAAAATACAATTTCATATACAATAGAAGCAATTCCTGATACAGGTTCACATGCTGAAGGTTATAATAACCTTATAATAGGTGGTAAATATAACCATATTGAAGGTGAAGCTAATACAATAAATGGTATTAGTTCACATGCTGAAGGTTATAATAATATAATAAGTGGTAGTTATTCACATGCTGAAGGTAATGCTAACTTTATAAGATTTTTAGATGTTAATACAGGAACATTCCTACCAGTAAATTACGCTCATGTTGAAGGTAATAATAATACTGCTAATGGAACTGGTGCTCATGCTGAAGGAGCAAATAATTTAGCTTCAGGTTCTTATTCACATGCTGAAGGTAGAAATAACACAGCTCAAGGAAACTATTCACATGCTGAAGGTAAATTTAATACAGCTGTTGGATTAGATTCACATGCTGAAGGTGACCAAAACATTACTATAGGTGAACACTCACATGCTGAAGGTTGTTACAATATAGCTTATGCTTATGGATCCCATGTTGAAGGTAATGAAACTAAAACTCGTGGTTATTGGTCTCATGCTGAAGGTTATGGAACACAAACATATGCTTCTTGGTCTCATGCTGAAGGAAGTGTTACAGTGACTTCTGGATCATACTCACATGCAGAAGGTGATGGTACAACAACATATGGATCTAGCTCTCACGCTGAAGGTGCTAGCACTGTAGCTTATGGAGATTATTCACATGTTGAAGGATTTGATTCTATATCTTCAGGTTCTTTTTCACATGCTGAAGGATATCAAACAACAACATATGGTACTAGTTCTCATGCTGAAGGATACCAAACAACAACATATGGAGATTATTCTCACACTGAAGGATATGGAACTGTAGCTGGAGGTAATTATCAAACAGTAGTAGGTAAATTTAATATTACAAGTTCATTATTAAACAATGCTCAATTTATTGTTGGTAATGGAACAGCTGATAATTCTAGAACTAACTCATTTGTAGTAACAGGTAGTCAAGTTGGTATCAATACAACACCTAGTGCTTCTATAGCATTACATGTTAATTCTACAACAGGTGGTTTTAGAATGCCTGTAATGACATACACTCAAAGAATAGCATTAACTAGATACCCAGGTTTAGAAGTTTATCAAACAGGAAGTTCTACAGTTCAAACAGGAACAACAACTGTTAGATTTGGAAGTACTAGAATTACTTTGCCAGTATTAACAACATTTAAAGAAGGACCATATATGATACAACCATCAGGAAGTAGTCTATTATGGATAGCTAAATAATTATAATAAAACAAATATAAAATTATGCCAGAAGAACCAATAATATTTTCAGGAACAGAATTTGATGCTGAAGAAGGTGTACAAACCATTTATGGTAGTATATTTTCATATGGAGACCTAGCTACATCAAGTTCAGTAGTTTTAACTCCTACAGGATCATTACCATCTCCAAGTAACTCTATAAATGGTCAAATTGTTAATTATCAAGCATCAACAACAGGATCTTTATATTTCTTTAATGGAATAACTTGGAAACAAATAATGTTAGCACCTTAATAAAATAATATGAAAATAAAAATTAGTTATGTAACAGAATTACCAGTTACAATTGGAGGACCTTTAATTTATTTTTTCCCTGAATCAGAGGAAGAATTAAATCAAGAATATACAGTATCATTTTATGATATTGAATCAGAATCTTTAGTTAATCAAATTAAAGTTTTACCTAATAAACCTTTAACAGGTGATAGACAATGGTTTACTAAATGGAGAATAACTATAACTGATTCAAACAATAATTTGATTGGTTTTGATAATTATAATGCTGAAAATAAAGTAGTATTTATAAAATGTGATTCTTGGGGTATAGGTGATACTTTAGCTTGGGTACCATATTTTGAAGAATTTAGAAAAAAACATAATTGTAAATTAATTGTTTCTACTTTCTATAATGAATTCTTTATTACTTCCTATCCTGAAATAATGTTTGTTAAACCAAACATTAAGATATGGAATATATACGCTCAATACTACGTGGGAACATTACCTGATATTAACAAAATATATGCTCCATCCAACCATTTAAACAAACCGTTACAACGTGTTGCTTCTGATATTTTAGGTTTAGAATATAAAGAAATTAAACCTAATATTGGTATGCCTAATTTCCCAAAACAAAAGAAAATTACATTAAGTGAATTTACTTCTGGTAAAGATAAAGATTGGGGTACAACAGAAGAATGGCAACAAATTGTAGATTTATTTGTTGAAAAAGGATATGAAGTAGTTGTAATATCTAAAGAACCAACACAATTAAAAAATATAACAGATAAAACAGGTGATATTTCTTTAGACCAAAGAGCAATAGAAATAGCCACTTCAGAATATCATATTGGATCTTCAACAGGTTTATCATGGTTAGCTTGGGCTTGTAATACAGAAGTATTTTTAATTTCTGATTTTACACCTCCATACCATGAATTTAGTTGTCATAGAATATATAATCCTGAATATCAACTAAAACAAGTATTAGACTCAAAATCAAAATATCCAACTCCAGTAAAACATGTTTTAGAAGAGATTAAAAAAGTGTTAAAATAATTTTTTACTATATATTTATATACAAATACATTTGTTATGTCAGAAAATAAATTTAAGTTTCCAACAGAAGTTGTAGAACTCCCATCAAAAGGTTTACCTTATCCAGAATCATCTCCATTATCTAGTGGCACAGTTGAAATGAAGTATATGTCTGCTCGTGAAGAAGACATTTTAACTAACATGAACTTTATTAGGCAAGGTGTTGTAATTGATAAATTGTTACAATCTATGATTGTATCTGAAATTGATTACAATGAATTGTTAATTGGAGATAAAAATGCTTTACTAATTGCCTCTCGTATTTTAGGTTATGGTAAAGACTATGAATTTGAAATTGTAGATGATTATGGACAAAAAATCAAAACATCAGTTGATTTAACTAGTTTTAATCCAAAACAAATTGATGAATCAATATTTTCAAAAGGTATAAATGAGTTTGCTTTAACTTTGCCTGTATCTAAAGTAAGTATAACTTTTAAATTACTAACTCATGCTGATGAGAAGAAAATTGATCAAGAAATTAAAGGTTTAACTAAAGTAAATCCAAACGGTTCATATGATATTACAACTCGTCTAAAACACACAATAACATCTGTTAATGGTAGTAAAGAACAAGATGATATAAGAATGTTTGTAGATAATATGATGGTTAAAGATGCACGTTTTTTGCGTGAATATATAGTTAAAATCACTCCTGATTTAGATTTAAGTATTAGTTATACAGATTCAAGAGGTGGTGTTGTGGAGGGCATCACATTACCTATGGGTACTAGCTTTTTTTGGCCTGACTCCGGAGTATAAAGCTATTTATATGACTGAAGTCCATGATTTAACATATCATGGAGGTGGTGGATTTATATATAGTGAAGTATATGATATGCCTATTACAACTAGAAGATTTCATATAAGAAAAATAAATGAATTCCATGAAAAACAAAAAGAAGAATGGGATAAAGCAAATAGTAAAAAACAAACTTTAGACCCTTCAAACAAATCACCTGTATTTAAACCTGATATAGTAACAAGGGCGTCTAAAAAATAGACGCCTTTAATATTTATATACATAAATGCCTACAAATCCACCAAATAATCCTATAAATCCTCAACTTGTTGATCAAGCTAATGCGGACTATCAAGTCCAAATTGACTTAATCTCTTCTGTTTATAATCAAGCTACTAAAGTTCAAGAGTCTTTAAAAGAACAGTTATCTCTTGTAAAAGAACTTAATAAAGAAGGTCAAAATCAATTTATATTAGCTGATAAATTAAAAACAGCTGAAGAAGAATTATTAAAAACTAAACAAAAAACCCAAAATTTAACTAATGATTTACAAAATTTAGGGACTAGAGGTTTAACTTTAGAGAAAAAAATTAATGATGGTTTTAAAGCTAAAGAAAGATTATCAGCTAGATTAACAGAATTAAGACAAAAAGAAGCAGCTTTAGCTGAAGCTAATAGAAGAATCAATCAGGGAGATTTAAATGCTGTAGCTGATCAACAAAGACTTATTCAACAAATAGCTGATAAAAAAACAGTTATAGCTTTAGAAGAACAAAAAGTATCTGACTTAGTCAAGATAATGTCCAAAGATCAAGAAGTTATAGCTAGAGCTTATGGACAACAAGAAGCTGCTATAGCAGCCCAATTAATAGCTGCTTTACAGCAAAAAGAAGTTGATGAAAACTTAGTTCAAAACTTAAAAGCTAAATTAAAATACGCTCAAGCTAATAATGATAAACAAAAAGATTATATTGAATATCTTAAAGAGCAAACAAAATTAACTGATAAACAAAAAGAAAAATTAAGAGAAATTAGTGGTGTTTTAAAAGTTAATGAATTTTTAACAGCCGCTACTTTAGCTGGTATACTTAAAGCTTTATTTGATTTAGATCAAGTAACAACAGATTTTGGTAGAAATTTAGGTATATCTAGAGATAGTGCTGAAGAAGTTACATATGCTTTTCAAGCAGCTCAATTTAACGCAGGTAAATTAAATTCAAATTTAAATGCCGCTTTATTTAATATAAAAGCACAAATTGAAGCTAATAACCAACTAAATGAATCATTTGGTACTGGAACTGTATTCACCGATAAACAAGTTGCAGATCAAGTATTTTTAACAAAACAATTAGGTTTACAAAACACTGAAGCAGCTAGTTTACTAAAATTAGGCTTATTAAATGGAGAGTCAGCTGAACAAGTCACAAATGAAATAGGTGATCAAGTTGTTCAGTTAAGACGAGAATCAGGTATTATGCTTAACTTTAGAAAAGTACTTAATGAAGTAGCTAAAGTATCTGGTCAATTAGCAGCCCAATATAAAAATAATCCAAAATTATTAGCTCAAGCCGTTATACAAGCTCAAAAAATAGGTTTAGCTTTAGCAGATACAACTAAAGTAACTGAATCTTTATTAAATTTTGAATCATCAATTGAAAATGAATTAAAAGCAGAATTACTTTTAGGTAAACAATTAAATTTTGAAAAAGCTAGAGCTTTAGCTTTACAAGGTGATAGTGCTGCGGCCGCCGCTGAATTAATTCAACAAACTGGTGGTTTAGCTGCTTTCCAAGATTTGAATGTTATTCAACAAAAAGCTTTAGCAGAATCTGTTGGATTGACAGCTGATGAAATGGCTAATGCTTTAAAACAACAAAAATTACTACAAGAAACAGGATTTGGAACATTTGAGCAATTTAAAGCCCAAGCTGATCAAATACAAGATGCCAGCGCTAAAAAAGCATTTTTTGATCAAGTAGCTAATACTGAAAATGGTAAACAATTAGTAGCTCAATATCAACAAATATCGTTACAAGAAAAATTTAATGCTTTATTAGATTCATTTAAACAAACATTATCTAAAATTGTAGAAGGACCTTTAGGTTCATTTCTACATATGCTTACAAACATATTAACTAATGCTACAGCTTTAAAAGTAATTTTTTATGGTATAGCAGGTATAGTAGGTTTTCAATTAGCTTCTGGTATAACAAAAGCTATACAAGGTACAGCTACTTTTGTTAAATTAGCTAGACAAGCAGCAGCCGCTGAAAAATCAGCAGCTATAGCATCTGCTTTCACTGGTTTTTTATCTAATCCTATAGCTGCTACAGCTGGTTTAATAGGAGCAGGTATAGCTGTAGGAGCTATAGCCGCTGCTCTTCCTGATGTAGATGGTGGAGGTGGTGGGGGTAGTATGTCTGTTAGTGTACCTTCTGGTGCAGGTGGTGTTACTACAAATAATATGAATAATAATAGTAGTAATGAAACTAATAAACGATTAGATGAGATTAAAGATGCTTTAAAAGAAAGAAATCTTCAACCAATTCAAATAGAAAATAAAATGGTTATGTCAGATGGTACAACTAGAGCTATGGGAACTAATTTAGATAAATCCGCAGCAAAAGGTTTTAAATAATCCTTTTTTTTAACATATTTATAATAAAATATAACCATGCCTATCATAGATCAATTATCAACTCCAACTCCACAAAACTTAAGCTTACAAGGAGCTCCAGGTCTTTCTTTTGAAAACGAAGGACAAAGAACAACATCTCCAATTCAAGCTTTAACATCTAATGGTGGAGCTTTATTATTATCTCAAGATTTAATTTCAGGTAGAATTTCAAGACAAATTCCATTAAATCCTTATACAGCTGGTCCATCTAATTCACCTATTTCTAACCCAAATGGTCTTGAAGGTTTACCATACTATCCATCTCTTGGTGGTGTAAAAGCTAACGGACAAAATACATATAAAGATTTAGGGCCTCGTGAAGGTAAATATTAATGCCATTTTTAAGTGACTTAGCCAACGGTATAGACTCATTTCCATATTACTACGGTGGACTAGGAAACTTTACTCAAAAATCTATACCTTATGATGGTGATATTTTAGGTTATGGTTATAGTGGTCAACCATATGTTCAAGTAGGTATTAATCCTGACTTACAATTTCAACCATTTGATGATGGTTTTATTAGAGGAGGTATTTTAAATACAAGTTTAGCTATAGCTAGAGATGAAGTTAGACTAGCTAAATTTTTAGGTGATGTTCAAATAGGACAAAGAGGACCTTATTATAGTATAAATGGTCCTTTATTTTTATTAAAACAAGTAGGTTTACAAAGATCAAATCCACAATTTGAAAATTTAGGTGACGCTACATCTGATAAAAGAACATATAATAGAGAATATAATCTTCTTGATGTTTTACTTAACGCCGCTACATCTCCATTTGGTCTTCATTATGACCAAAATGGATTAATTACTGGACAAAAATCATATGCTGGTAATTACCAAACAGGAGAATCAGGTATAGCAGCGGAAAATATGACTTCATTTGATGGTACTAATGGTAATCAAAATCCAAAAGCCAATAGATTAGTAACTTATTTTAATTCAATAAGAGTAGATCCAACTAATTATCTTTTAAAATCTCAATCTGGTGGATCTGATTCAGTTTATGGTTTAGGAAAAACTGAAATCTTCAGAGTTAAAAATACAGGTCCTTTAAATGACGCTACAACAGATAAAGATCCTATTACTGGAGGTATAAACTACGGTAAAGTTCCAACTACTACAAGTCCAATTATTGCTCCTATTGGTACTTTTAAACCATTTAGTTATTCAAGATTATCAAGTTTTATACCTGATTACACATCAAAATTTACTTCTCAAAAAGATAATTTAGCCATATTTTCAGGATCTAATTTTAATACAGACTTTAAAGATTTTAGAGCTCTTCAAAATGGTTCTACTTATTTAGCTCCATCATATCCTTATTTTAATATAGAAAATAGAGTAGGTACAGTTACAAATAACAATCCTTCTTATAAGGTTCTTGATACAACTAAAGGAAGTTATGGTTTTCAAAATAACATAGGTACAATAGATTCTATTAACACTATTAAAATAACAAAAGCTAAAACTTTTTATGATGCTTCTGCTGGAGCTAAATTACCTTCTAAACTTACTGGTAGTTTATTTCAATTAAATAATCCTACTGATGTTGATAGATTGTCTGGTTATTTTGGTCGTGATATTATTAAATTTAGAATTGAAGTAAATAACAATGACAAACCTGGTGTAAATAATAATGAAGTTTTAGCATTTAGAGCATATATTGAAAACATGGATGATGACTTTAATGCTAAATGGAATGAATTTAGATATATGGGTAGAGGTGAACCTTTTTATGTTTATGAGGGTTATACTCGTGAAATGTCTTTAAGTTTTATTGTTTTTGCCCATACAGCTCAAGAAATGGCTCCATTATATAACAAGTTAAATTATTTAGCATCATCCTTAGCACCTGATTATAGTAGTCGATTATTAATGCGTGGTAACTATCATTATTTAACAGTAGGTGATTACTTATATAGACAGCCTGGTGTTATAACATCTATGCGTTTAACTAATTTCTTTGACCATAACTGGGAAATAGGAATAAACGAGCCAGATGATACTTCTTCAACTGATTACCAGCAGTATGAATTACCTAAATATTTGAAAGTAAGTCTTAGTTTTAAACCAATTCATACATTTTTACCAAGAAGAAATACAGTGGATAATTATACAGCTCCATATATTACTCCTGATATTAAAGCTTATGAGTATGGATATGTAGAAAAAACTGTAGATGGCAAAAAAGTATTAAGTAACAAATATTTACCAATAACAAGAAAATAAAATTGAATCGTTATCAAGACATATTAGAATTAAGAACAGATAGAGGTAAAAGATATTACACAACAACAAGATATCCTAACATACCTTTATCAGATGATGATTTATATATTATTACTGTTAGAGGTGATAGATTAGATAATTTAGCTAATCAATTTTATGGAGATCCAACATTATGGTGGGTGTTACAAATAGCTAATCCTAATATAAGTAAAGACTCATTATATCCTGATTTAGGTGTACAATTTAGAATACCTACTGATATAAATGCTATATTAAATGAATATGAAAGAATAAATTCTTAAAAAATAAAGTTATGTCAATATTTAAAGATACATTAAAACCTGAAGTGATAGCTCAACTTAGGGCTAGACAAGAAATTATATCTCAAGATACTAGAGATGGTTATTTAAACAATGGTGCTTTTATAGGCTATCAAACAAAAAATTCATGGGTTAGAATGACATCTATGGTTGATTATGATAGTTATAACAATATACAAATAGACCATGATAATAAAATTAATATTGTAAAAAATCAAAATTATACTGGTAATGAGTTAGCTAAAAAGTATATTTTATATGGTGGTGTTCCTCTTGTAAGAAATAATAAAGAACAATTAAGATATAATATAAACACAGTTGGTGCCTCTTATGGTGGAGATATAGGTTATAGTAATTATCTAAATAAAGGAAACCTTGACCAACCTTATGGGGTTAGACCTATGCCTGGTATTTCTAGTGTTCAAATTGATACTAAAAGTGCTTATGGTTCTTTAAGAGAAGCAACTGTTAAATTTTATTGTTGGGATAGACATCAATTAGAAGAATTAGAAATATTATTTATGAGACCAGGCTATTCTGTCATACTAGAATGGGGTTGGTCTAAATATATTGATTATGACAATTCAACATTTGATCTAATAAAAAATCCAGCTAATTCTAAAACTCCAATTAATGTTAATAATTTAACAATAAATAATTTTAATACTCCTTTTATTGATGCTTTTAGTACTAATCTCACAATTGATAATGTTTACTCAATAATTGATGACAACATTAAAAAAGCTAAATGTAATTATGATTCTTTATTAGGATATGTTAAAAACTTTAACTGGACCATGTTAGATAATGGTGGTTTTGAATGTACAACTAATTTAATATCTATAGGTGAAGTAATATCATCTTTAAAAGTTTCTGCTAATTCTAATAATGGTACAACAGAAAATCCACCTTTATATTCATCTCAAGGTGTTACTAAACCATATCAATATACAGATTATGAAAAAGTTTTATTAAGTATTAAAGCTATAGGTAATCCTACAGATTTTGAAAATACAGGTGAATACAAAGATGTTAATTTAAGAGATTCGCTTTTAGATATTAATTATATAGGCGATAAACTTCAAAGCAGAGGTCATGCTAAAATTTTTAATGATGCTTTCCCATCAGTTCAACCTTATTTAAAACAACATAAAGACGGTGATGATCCAGAATTTACTAATACTTTTAATGAATATATTTCTTTTAAATTATGGTTAGCAATAATGGATTCATTTTTTATGTTAAAAACAGAAAAAAAAGAAAAATATGTTTATTTTGATGTTGACGGAATTGATACTACTTATTGTTTAGCAGCCCCAGATTCAATATCAATTGATCCTGGTGTATGTTATGTTGATAATTCAGAAGCTTTTCCAGAATTATCATTTTTTTATCCAAATTATGCTTTAAATGGTAATATAGGTGTAAAATCAAGATTAACAACAAATAACCGTTGGACTCTTGTTGATATAAAAAATTTTTATGATAAAGTTAATAAATATGGAAATATGTCTAATATAGTTATTAACCTTGACTTTTTATTAAAAACTTTTAAACAAATGAACTCCTCAACTAATGATGATGGAGTTGATGTTTTAGCTTATGTACAAAATGTATTAAATGGTATATCAACAGCTTTAGGTGGTTTAAATAACTTTACTGTATTTACTACTAATAATGTTATAAAAATTGGTGATTTGTATTATGTTGAAGAACCTTCTAAAGCTAGAATTAATAATAAGTTTCAATTTGATTTAATAGGTTTAAAAAGCATTTGTAGAGATGTAAGTATTACTTCTAAAATATTTCAAGAACAATCAACTATTATAGCTATAGGAGCTCAAGATAAAGGTAATCTTGGTGATATATATTCATCTAGTCAATCTATTTTTAATGCTGGTTTAAAAGATAGATTAGTACCTAATAAGTTTCCTAATTCTCAAGACCCAAATGACAGTAATAGTCCTAATAGTATTAAAAATAATACCTCTCATTTATATAATAAATTGTTTTTATTAACAACCTATATAAAAGATTTTATAATTGGAGAAGAATTAGTTGGAGGTGATTATTATCAAATCCCTACACCTCCAAATCCAGCTTCTGCTTCATCTACATTAAGATCTATTTTATTACAATTTAATCCAAATATAAATTTTAAAGCTTTAATACCATTTCAATTAGAAATAGTTTTAGATGGTATTGGTGGATTTGTTATAGGACAAATTTTTACAGTAGATAAGAGTATATTACCTAAAGATTATTATAGTAAAAACTTAGGATTTATTATTACTGGAGTTAGTCATAATTTAGTAAAAAATGATTGGACAACAACAGTAAAAACTCAAATTTGTTTATTAGATGATATTAATGGATCTATTGATAAAAATTTAACTATTTTAAATGATGCTTTAATACAAGCTAGAAGAGAAAGAGCTCAAGCTGAATTTACTCAAGCAGCTTCTGAAGCTTTGAATTACGCTCTTTTAAGAGATTTCATATACTATCAATCTCTTCAAGTTATGATGATGTATATGTATTGTGATATACCTGAGGATTCTATTGATAGAGATATAAATATCCAAGGAAGAAATAATTTTAATAGTTTAAATAATAAAACTTCTGATGTTATAAAATCTCAAAATAAAACATTTAGATATGAATCTTTTGAAAGATTAGTAACTGCCACTGATCCTAATTCTAGTTTTGGTAATACTGTTGATCAATTTGATAAAAATTATAATAATAATTTAGGTTTCTTTGGAGTAGGTTTTAATACATACCCAGTAAAAGGTAGTTCAGGTCCAACAGGTACATTCTCTGATGGATATGGTTATAATACATTTGTTCAAAATTGGATTACAACTACTAGAAATAAATCAACAGCGGCTGATCTTAATAAACCTATAAGTGCTTTAGATCCAAATTCTATTAAATTTAGTGAGTTATTAGATAAATATGAGCAAGAAGTATCTGATTATGCTACAGCTGGTTTTCCTAACAATTGGACAGGCTCAGTATATAGACCTGATTTATATATAGCTTATGTTAAAGAAGATATAGGTACTGGAAATTTTAATTCTAAAGGTTCAGGACCATTTAAAACTTTATTAAGCCCAGGAGGTTTCACTACTGATAGTGGAACAGTTGTTCCAAGTGTAATTACAAAAGATATTTTTGGTACTGATCAAGTTCCTTTATCTAGTGGTATAGGTACTATTGATGTCACTAATTTAACACCTGATAAACTTAAAAGTAATATAGATAAATATTTATTAAGTTTACAAAGTAGATATTCAACAATAACTCCAGCTATGCCTGTATTAAAAGCTTCTTATGACCAAATGCCTGCTACTGTAGCTAAAGAAAAATACTTTAATAATCAAATTTATCCTTTATTTAGATATCATGATTGGAAACCTGATGTAGAAGCTGCTTTTGAAGGCTTTACAGTTATTGGCTTATATAATGGTCCAAATAATTATGGAATAGAAGTTATTAATACTTATCAAAGATCAACAGTAAGAAATAACCCAGCTGTTGGAAAACGTTCATAACAATGTATATACCAAAGGGAAAACTACTAGACAAATATTATTATACAGGGGGTAATGAATATAGAACCTCTAATGGAAATATATACATTGGTTATTATCATAAAGATATTTCTAATAAAACATGGTCTGGAAAAGAACACAATAGTGGATCTGTTGAATTAATTAATCTTATTCCTTCTTCTATAACTGATGAAAATTCTAGTTCACAAGCTCAAACTCTTGATTATAACAGAATAACAAAAACTGCTAATATTATAGGTGTTAATGCTCAACCAATTACACCTCATAATTTTACTCCAACTTTAGAAAATTATAATATTGGATATTTAACTCGTTATTTTGTAAAATACAATGCTTCTTCTAAATTAAAATTTACAGAAGTTAATCAAGCTATGTTTAGAAACATAGTATTAAATCCATCTCAATATCACTCTGTTACATTAACATTAGTATCATTATTATGGAGAATTAAAGGTCCTGTTAATGATCAATATAAAGATAATATTTTAATAAGACCTGGAGTATATGATTCAAATCAAAGATCTTTAAGAGAAGCAGAAAAAATATGCCCTGGTATAAGTTTATTTTTACCTAATTTATTAGAAGGTGCTATTATAGAACCTTAAATTATTCTTTTATTATTGTATATATTGTAGCATCTCCATTGATGCTAATCCATTCATATGCTTCATCTTCTGTTTGAAAAGACAAATAAAAAAGTTTGGCCTTTAAGTTATATTTTATTATATTAAGTTAAATGCATTATATAATTGAAACAACTGAACAACTTAACTATTTAAAAAGAGATAGCTGCTATGATAGTTGTTTTATAAACATTATACCTAATAATGATTTATTTCATCCTAAATTAACAGGTGTATGTTGTGTATACTACAGATGTAATAAAACAAAAGGATATATTTTACCTATTAATCATACTGAATCTTTTAATTTAGATTGGAATGAAGTATTAAAGTTTATTAAAAAACATAAAATTATTCATGTTTTAGATAAAAAAACTCATGATTATTTTTTCCCTAAATCTACACCTAGTACTGATATAAATTTTAAATTATTAAATAATGGAAAAGACGCTATTAAAAATCATGAATTTAACACAAATACTCACAACTATTTCTATAGACAACATTACTTTAGGAATAATGTTAATTCTTTAATACCTATTTCTAAACATTATGAGAAATGGGAATCTATCTATTTAATAATTGAACAATACTTAGATAACAAAATTGATCAATATTTTGATTATGAGTATACAGGTATATTTAAGTCTATAGAAGAAAATGGCATAAAAATATCACCATCAAAATTTAAAAACTATTTTGAAACAAATCATGATGATTTTTCAATAACTAAAAATAAAATACATACTAAATTTAATTTATATAACATTACTACAAGACCTAGTAATGCTTTTAATAATATAAATTTTGCTGCTTTACCTAAAGAAAATGGAGCTAGACAATCATTTGTAGCTTCTAATGACTTTTTAGTTGAATTTGATTTCTCAGCTTATCATCCCAGTATTATAGCCAAATTAATTAATTATGATTTAGGTGATAAACCATATCAACATTTGGCTGAAATAATGGGAGTAAATGAAGATGAAGCTAAAGAGATTACATTTCAAAATTTATATGGTGGTGTAAAATCAGAATTAAGAAATAAACCTTATTTTAAAGATATTATTTCACTCACAGATCAAATATGGAATGATTTTAATTATGGTGGTTATGTTTTAATAGGAGGAAATAGAAAACTAACTAAAGCAAATATAACTGACCCATCACCTCAAAAATTACTTAATTATTTAATTCAAAGTAAAGAAACAGAAAATAATGTTAAAATATTAACAGATTTATTTAATTATTTGGAAGATAAACAAACTAAAATAGTTATGTATACTTATGATTCAATTTTGTTTGATTTTTCTAAACATGATACTAAACAATGTTTGGTTGATATTAAATCAATTATAGAAAAAAACGGTTTTAAAACTAAATTTAAACATGGAAAAGATTACGGTTTCACAAATTGATAACATATTTATCAGTCGACCAATTGATGATATCGTGACTAACAAACTGTTTTGCACCTTTATACAAAGAGAGAATTTAGATGAAGCTATCTCTAATATAACAGGTCAGTATAAAATATTATATAATAAAATATTTGTTTTAGAATCTAAACAAACTGATGAGTACATTTGTACTTACAATATTGATTCTGTTAATTTTAACAATGAAGTATTTCATAATACTATTTTAGTTCATCGTAAAAAAGAAACAAATACTCTTTATACTATTAATGCTTTAAATACTTTGATAAGAAGTTTAAATGGTGGTTTAATAGACCCATATTATAAAATAAACTGGCCTGATTATCAAAATATGATTCTTTTAACTCAAAATAATGAGTTAAGAAAAGTTCAAACAAAAATTTTTAAAATAATTTCTCTTTAAGCTTGGCTTTTTAGAAATCCCTCATTATATTTGTATCAAATAAATAAGTTACAATATATGAGTATGGATTTAAATGCTATTAAAAACCGTTTGCAATCATTGCAAAACAAAAAATCTGGTGGTAGTAAAGAAGATCGTTCCAAATATTTTTGGAAGCCATCAGTAGGAAAACAAGTTATTCGAATTGTGCCTTCAAAATTCGACAAGTCAAACCCATTTAAAGAAGTTCTTTTCCATTATGGAATTGGAAATCGTACAATGGTAGCTCTTTCAAATTGGGGTGAAAAAGATCCAATTGTAGAATTTACTTCACAACTTCGTAAAACTTCTGACAAAGAAAATTGGCGTTTAGCTAAGAAAATTGAGCCAAAAATGAGAATTTTTGCTCCTGTTATTGTTAGAGGTGAAGAAGAAAAAGGAGTACGTTTGTGGGAGTTTGGTAAAGCTATGTACATGGAATTGTTATCAATGGCTGAGGATGAAGATATCGGAGACTACACTTCAATTGTTGATGGTCGTGATTTGACAATTGAAACTACAGGACCTGATACTAATGGTACTATGTACAACAAATCATCAATTCGTGTTCGTACTAAACAAACACCTTTAAGTGAAAACAATGCTCAAGTAAAAGAATGGTTGAATGAACAACCTGATGTAATGTCACTTTACAAAAAGTATGAGTTTGATGAAATGAAAAGTTTGTTGATGAACTATCTCAATCCTGAAGAAGAAGTTGAAGCAACTGAAGATTCAGATGACACTGATTCAGATGTTATTGAAACTCCAAAACCAAACTATTCAGAACCTGCTCCTAAAAAGAAGAGCAATTTTGATGAAGACGAATTTGATTCACTTTTTAATGATTAATTGTTATGGCTAAAAAAAGTGGAAATTCAGTTAGTGAAACAGTTTCAGGTGCTATTAAAGGTACCTTTAACTTAGATTCCTTTAAGAAATCAAAATTTCTTAGTTCTAACAGTGTAAAATTTAAAGAACAAAAATGGATTCCACTATCTCCAGCCTTTCAAGAAATTGTAACATTACCTGGTATTCCGCATGGTCATATAACTTTGTTACGTGGCCATTCGGATACTGGTAAAACTACAGCTTTACTTGAGATAGCAGTTAATGCTCAAAAAATGGGTATTTTACCTGTGTTTATTATTACTGAGATGAAATGGTCTTGGGATCATGCTAAAATGATGGGACTAAAAGTTGATGAAGTAGTTGATAAAAGCACAGGTGAGGTAGTTGATTACAATGGATTTTTTATCTATGTAGATAGAGGTAGATTAAATACAGTTGAAGATGTAGCTGAATTTATTCTTGATCTATTAGATGAACAGAAAAAAGGTAATTTACCTTATGACTTATGTTTCTTGTGGGATTCAATTGGATCTGTACCATGTGAAATGTCTGTTAAATCAAATAAAAATAATAATGAATGGAATGCTGGTGCTATGAGTACTCAATTTGGTAATAATGTTAATCAACGTATCTTATTATCAAGAAAAGAATCATCACCTTATACTAATTCATTAGTTTGTATCAACAAAATTTGGGTTGATAAACCAGCAACACCAATGGAAATGCCTAAAATGAAAAACAAAGGTGGTAACACAATGTTTTTTGATTCTACATTAGTTGTAACATTTGGTAATATTACTAATTCAGGCACATCTAAAATTAAAGCCACTAAAAATGGTAAAGATGTTGAATTTGCTAAACGTACTAAAGTAGCTGTTGACAAAAATCACGTTAATGGTGTTACTACAATGGGTAGAGTTATTATGACACCACATGGTTTTATTGAAGAAGATCCTAAAGCTATTAATGAGTATAAAAAAGAACACTCACATGAATGGTTACAAGTTTTAGGAAGTACAGATTTCGATATTGTTGAAGAGCATGAGGTAGCTGAGGATGTAAGGGACATTTTTGACAATACAGATGAATAAAGATTTTAAATCTATACTAGACAATATAAAAGCAGCAACTAAGGAGGACTTAAAACCAAAAGTCCTCCTAGTTGACTCCATGAATACTTTTTTAAGAAGTTTTGCTGTTATAAACCATATGAATCCACATGGACATCATATTGGAGGACTTACAGGATTCTTAAAATCACTTGGATTTGCTATTAGACATATTAATCCAACAAGAGTAATTTTAGTTTTCGATGGACCTGGTTCAACTATTAATAAGAAAAATTTATATAGTGATTACAAAGGAAACAGAAATCTAACCAGAATTACTAATTGGGAAGGTTTTGAATCTCAAGATGATGAAAGTGAATCTATTGTTAATCAAATGCGAAGGTTAATGTATTATTTACAATGTCTTCCTGTTGATGTGACAATTATTGATCGTTTAGAAGCCGACGATATAATAGGTTATATAGCGAGTAAATACAATGGAGATGTAACTATTATGTCATCAGATAAAGATTTTCTTCAATTGGTGAATAAAAAAGTAACAGTTTATTCTCCTATTAAAAAAGTATTTTATACACCTAAAACTGTTAAAGAAGAATATGGTGTGTCTGCTGAAAATTATATTAACATGAAAATATTGTTAGGTGATTCATCTGATAATGTCCCTGGTGTTAAAGGTTTAGGAGCTAAAAAACTAATCAAATTCTTTCCAGAATTAGTAGAAGATGAAAAAGTTAGTTTAGACTTTATTATTGACAAAAGTTTTAAAGCATTAGAGAATACTAAAGGGTTATTATATGAAAATGTTTATAATTTTAGACATCAGTTAAAAATTAATGAACAATTAATGGACTTGTCTAATCCAAATATCTCTGATGAAAGTAAAGAAGAAATTGATTTAATGTTATCTAATCCAAAATCTAGTTTAAACAAATCAGATTTCTTAAGTATGTATTCTGAAGACAATTTAGGTAATTCTATACCCAATGTAGAAAATTGGTTAATAAGTATTTTCACTTATCTTTGTACTTCCAAAAAATAATAGTTATATTAAAATAAAAGTTATGGTAAATAGTTTCAATAAATTATCTCAATATGGACTTCCATTCCAATTAAAAGTTATTAATTTGCTTTTAAATAATAAGTCCTTTATTCTAAACATCAGAGACACTATTAGTCCTGAATATTTTGACAATCAATCTTTGCAATGGATTGTAGATCAAACTTTAAAATATTTTGATAAATATCATACATCACCTACTTTAGAAGCTCTTCAAATTGAGGTTAAAAAACTTGAAAATGATGTTTTAAAAACAGCTGTAATTGATCAACTTAAAGAATCTTACAAATCAGCTTCAAGTGACTTAAAGTATGTTGAAGAAGAATTTAGTACATTTTGTAAAAATCAACAATTAAAACAAGCACTTTTAAGCTCAGTTGATCTTCTAAATTCAGGTATGTATGATGATATCAGAATATTAGTAGACTCAGCTCTTAAAGCAGGTCAAGAAAAAAACATTGGTCATGAATATAATAAAGATGTTGAATCTAGATATAGAAATGACATTCGTAATTTTGTTCCTACACCTTGGCCAGTATTTAATGAATTATTAGTTGGTGGTTTAGGAAATGGAGATTTTGGTTTAATATTTGGAAGTCCAGGTGGTGGTAAATCTTGGTCATTAGTTGCTCTAGGAGGTCAAGCAGTTAGATTAGGTTATAATGTTGTTCATTATACTTTAGAATTATCTGAAGGATATGTTGGAAAACGTTATGATGCTTTCTTTACAGGAATACCTGTTAATGTTATTGATAATCATAGAAAAGAAGTTGAAGAAGCTGTTGAAAAATTAGAAGCTAAATTGGTTATTAAAGAATTTCCAACAGGTAGAGCTACTATTCAAACAATTGAGAGTCATATCCAAAAATTAAAAGATATGGGTAATGAACCTGATCTGATTATTATTGATTATGTTGATTTATTACGTTCAAAACGTAATTCAAGAGAACGTAAAGATGAAATTGATGATGTTTATATAGCTACTAAAGGATTAGCTCGTCAATTAAATATTCCAATTTGGTCAGTTTCTCAAGTAAATAGAGCAGGTGCTAAAGATGATATTATTGAGGGTGATAAAGCAGCAGGTTCTTATGATAAAATTATGATTACTGATTTTGCTGTATCATTATCTCGTAAACGTCAAGATAAAGTTAGTGGTACTGGTAGATTCCATATTATGAAAAATAGATATGGTATTGATGGACTGACATTTCATGCTAAAATTGATACATCTAATGGTCATATAAATATAGATGATTCAGTTATGAGTGATGAGCAAATTGCAAAACTCAGTAAACAGTCTGAAGGAGATTTTGATGAGTTAGATCGTAGACTTCTTAGTCAAAAGTTTTTTGAACTAAGCGGCACTGCTAATGACATATAATATTTATCAACATAATCTATGGCAAAAGTTGTACTAGTAGCATGTGTAGCGACAAAATTAAACAAACCAGCTCCTGCTGAGTATCTTTATGTATCTGATTTGTTTAAAAAGAATTTAGCATATGCTAAAAAATTAACAAATGATGGTAACATTTATATTTTATCTGCTAAACATCATTTATTACCATTGAAAAAAAAGATAGCACCTTATGATAAAACTTTAAAAAACTTTGATGCTGATGCTAAAAAAGAATGGGCTGAAAAAGTAATAAGTCAATTAAAATCTAAAGGCTATAATCTTGATAAAGACCAATTTGTTTTTCTAGCTGGTAATGAATATAGAAAATATCTTGAACCAGAAATGAAAAAAACATTAGTACCTTTTAAAGGATTAAGAATAGGCCAACAAAAATCAGCTTTACTTAAAAAGTTAAAAGAGTCATTTGAAAAATTAACTAAATTTATTTTAAACGAAATTAAAAATTTAAAAAATGTTATTAAATAAAAAAACATTCAATGATTATATTGAGAGTTATCTTGAAGATTACTACTCATATGGTGATTATAATGAAGTAGAAGCTGTTAAACTTAATGAAGTTTTTGATACATATAAACATGTTATTAATGAATCTCATAAAGATAGAGTTACTATGAAGTTATTAAATGAGACAGCTAATAAATTTTGTCTTGGTGTCAATAGAAAATTAGCTAAAGATTTTGTTTTATATATTAAGACAGATCTTTTAGAGAAAAAATTACCTTAAACATTATTAAAATACAAAAAACAAAAAAAAATGTTAAAAACATTAATGAATTATTTACCTAAAATTAGATTATGAATACAACACAAGATATATTAAGCAAAATAACAGTTCATATGAAGTATGCCAGGCATAAAGATGAACTTTCACGTCGTGAAACATGGGAAGAAATTGTTGACCGAAATAAGGAAATGCATTTAGAAAAGTTTCCTCATTTAAAAGATGAAATTGAAGAAGTTTATAAAATGGTATATGATAAAAAAGTATTACCATCTATGAGATCACTTCAATTTGCAGGTAAACCAGCTTCTATTAATAACTCTCGTATTTTTAACTGTTCATTCCTTCCAGTTGATGATTTTAGATCATTCTCAGAAACAATGTTTTTGTTACTAAGCGGATGTGGAGTTGGTTATTCAGTTCAATCTCATCATGTTGATAAATTACCTGAAATTAAAATTCCAACTCGTGAAAAACGCTATTTAGTTAATGATAGTATTGAAGGTTGGGCTGATGCTGTTCATATGTTAATGAAAGCATATTTAAAAGGTGGTGCTCGTCCACGTTTTGATTTTAGAGATATTAGACCTAAAGGAGCTCATCTGATTACAGCTGGTGGAAAAGCACCAGGACCAGAACCTTTAAAAGAAGTATTGTTCCAAGTACAAAAGATTCTTGATCGTAAAGAAAATGGTTCTAAATTAACACCATTAGAATGTCATGACATTTTATGTCATTTAGCTGATGCTGTATTGTCAGGTGGTATTAGAAGAGCAGCATTAATTTCATTATTTGATTTTGATGATGAAGATATGTTGACATGTAAATTTGGAAATTGGTGGGAAGAAAATCCACAACGTGGTAGAGCTAATAACTCAGCTGTTATTATCCGTCATAAAATTACAGAAGATGAATTTATGAATTTATGGGAAAAAGTAGAAGCTAGTAACGCTGGTGAACCAGGATTTTTATTCTCTAATGATAAAGATTTTGGAACTAATCCATGTGCTGAAATTGCTTTAAGACCTTACCAATTTTGTAATTTATGTGAAATTAACGCTACTGATGTTGAATCACAAGAAGATTTTAACGCTAGAGCTAAAGCAGCTGCATTTATCGGTACATTACAAGCTTCATATACAGATTTCCATTATTTAAGAGATATTTGGAAAAAAACAACTGAACGTGATGCTTTATTAGGTGTTGGTATTACAGGTATTGCTTCTGGAAAATTAGATAAATTAAATTTAAAAACAGCTGCTAAAATAGCTAAAGAAGAAAATGCTAGAATAGCTGCTTTAATTGGTATTAATAAAGCTGCTCGTGTAACAACAGTTAAACCATCTGGTACAAGTTCATTAGTATTAGGTTGTTCAAGTGGTATTCATGCTTGGCATGATGATTATTATATTCGTCGTATTAGAGTAGGTAAAAATGAAGCTATTTACACATACCTTTCTTTATACCACCCAGAATTACTTGAAGATGATTTGTTTAAACCAAATCAACAAGCTGTAATTTCAGTTCCTCAAGCAGCTCCAGAAAGTGCTAAGACAAGATCTGAATCTACTTTTGATTTATTAGAACGAGTTAAACGTTTTAATTTAGAGTGGGTAAGACCAGGGCATAGAAAAGGTGAAAACTATAATAATGTATCTTGTACTATTAATATCAAAGCAGGTGAATGGAAAGAAGTAGGTAAGTGGATGTGGGAAAATAGAGACTCATATTCAGCTATGTCTTGTTTACCTGAAGATCTTGGAAGTTATAAGCAAGCACCATTTGAGACAATTACTAAAGAACAATATGATGAAATGGCTAAACATTTACATAATGTTGATTTAAAAAATGTAGTTGAAATTAGTGATGGTACTAATTTAGTTGACCAGGCTGCATGTGCTGGTGGAGCTTGTGAAGTAGTATAAAAAACTATTAATCATTTGTAATAAGGGACCAAGTATTTGGTCCCTTTTATTATATTTATAATATATTAACTATGGATAATTTTGACTTAAGAGCTTATTTAACTAATAATCCTTTATTAAAAGAGAAAAACATATTTGAAAAGTTTTTAGATGGTGAAACTGAATATAAAACCTTAAATGAATTTATTTCATCTATCAAAGAAGTTGATGGAAAAGTCATAGACAAAGCCCAAAATGTTATTGATGATCTAAACCCAGAAGAAGAAAAAATAGCTATTGAATTAGCTGTTAATACATTTGGTAACATTGTCCCAGTAAATAATATAGCACAAGATGAATTCAGTGATGTCTTAAAATCACAGGTTAATAAAGAATATGGTAAATTAGCTGATAAAGTAAAAAAGAAAGTTAGAGTAGCTAAACTTTTAGTAGGAACTTTAGCAGCTATAGTTTTAGCTAATACTATCGGAAATATAAATGGTAAAAACATCCCAGTTAAAGTTGATCCTAATGATTCTAAAGCTAAAATAGTAGCTCAAATGAATCAGGATTTAGACAGAGACTTAGAAAATACTCTTGGAGCTGATGAATTTAAAGACGCTGCTGCTGCTGTTAAACAAAATAAAGCTTTTGATGTTGACCCAGATAATGAAACACACATTCAGTTTGATACAGGTGAATCAGATTTAAGTGATGATGATAAAGCTGATATAGAAAAAACTGTTGATGCTATAGCTAAACAATTAAAAAATAATAAAGGAGCAAAAGCTAATATTAAAGTAGCAGCTGGAGCTTCAAACCAAGGTGATCCTAGTTCAAATGTTGATAACAAAGGTGGTGATTTAACTAAAAATAGATTAGATAAAACTGTTAAAGCTGTAGAAGATGAAATAGTTAAACAAGGTTTAAATAAAAAAGATGTTAAAGTTACACCAATTAAAGTAGACTATAAAAAATCAACTGAAACTCAAGCTAATAATAATAATAAAGGTCAAGGAGCTAATATAGGAGTAGATTTTGAAACTGAAGAACAACAACAAGCTATAATTAAAGTAGCTGATCTACTAATGAACCCTCCAGCTCCTAAAAATATACCTACAGGAGGTGAACCAGGAGGTGAACCAACTGAACCAAAATCAGAACCAACATCAGAACCAAGACCTGATGTAGGACCATCAACTGAAAAAGTAACAGCTGATCAAACTGAAAAAGATATTCAATCTGCTGTTTCTGGACAAGTAAATAGAAATGGTCAAATAGCTACTGTTTTAAGAACATTAAATTTTGATAATTTAAATATATTTAAAGAATTAGGTGTTGATGGAGTTAAATCTTTTAGTGATAATGAATTAGTTAAAATCCAAAATGATCCTAACTCAACAGATAAAGCTAAACAAATATCAGCTGGTATTTTAAGTATAAGGAAAAATCCAAAAACTTTATTAAATAAAGTTAGTAAAGCTTTAGGTGTTAAATTTAATGATAGAGCTAAAGCAGTACAAACAGCACCAGGTGCTTCTGGAAAATTACAAGCTTTTGCTCCTAAATTAGCTGAAATATTTGATCAAACCTTAAGTGAGGCTTTTGTAGATGATTTTATTTCTGATGAAGATATTAGAAAAAATAAAGTAGCTATCTTAGCTTTATTAGGTAGTATGTATGCTACTGATAGTGATGCTGGAAGTTATTTATCTATTTTAGATGTAGATAAAGCTGGTTTAACTGATGCTGAAAAAGACCAATTAACTAAATTAGGATTTTCACCACAAGCTGGAGGTAAAAATTATGTGTTTTTAAAATCAAAAACATCTGTTCCAACTAATACAGTACCAACATTAAATCAACCTAAAGATCCAGACTCAGACAAAATAACTAGCAGAGTAGCTTCTAGTAAACCAATACAACAACAATTAAATAAAATTAATAACGCTGATGAATTAGCAGACTTAATTGTTAACATAGCTAATAGAATCAACCCAGATGCTTTAACCAATCCAACAGCTGCTCTTACAAAATTATCAACAGCTGTACAACCTGGTGATAGAACATCTACAACATTTGGTAAAACTCCTAATATTCAATATAAAGTTATTAAAGAAAGTGCTGATGTTGATACTATAATGAAAACTATAGATCAAAATCCAACATTATCTAATTTATTAAAAAATAATATTAATAAACCTTTAGAATTTGTTTATACTTTAGTTAAAGCATTTTTACCATATGTTAACCCATCTATTAACTATAACACATTAAAAACAGCTCTTAGAAAAGCTACAGATGTTTTAAAACAACAAAAAGAATCTATAAATGAAGTTAATAGAATGCAAAAACTAGCAGGTATTAAAAAATAATTAAGAGGCTTGGTTTTCCAAGCCTTTTTTATTATATTAATATAAATAGGTTATGCATTCAAGAGATACTGTAAAAAAACATCTTAAAAAACTTACTCCACTTAAATACAATCAATTCAGATGGTGGAGAAATTATGATGTTCCAAAATCTCTTCCTAAATCTTCTCATATTGAAAAAAGAATAAACAATGGTGATTTTGAACCATCTCCTTATTTTTGGATGGCTCAAGCAGCTCTTTGGGAAAAACACGACAGTGATAATTCAGGACTTGAAGATTGGGATAGAGCTAAACGTGGTTCTTTACTATTAGGTAAATATGAACGATTAATGCATGATTTTGAAGTTGATGACAAAGATAGATTAGACAATTTTATTAACGCTATTTATGATCATTTTGAAGTTGATAAAATAAAAGTAGAAGAAGAAATTTTATCATTTGGAAAAACTATAAAAGATTACTATAATTACGCTAGTAAAAAATATAATATAAGGAGAGTAGCTCCTAAAAGACGTGGTAGACCTAAAAAACAATAATATGAAAATAGCACATGAAGTACCTTTTGCAATGTTAGAAGATAGTCTAAATTTTAATGATTATCAATACATTTTGCCTCATTTATTAGAAAATGAAAAATATTTGAATTTTATGCTTGAATATAGAAAGCAAAAAGATTCATTTATTATTATGGATAATGGATTGTTTGAAAATGTTAATCATACTGAAATAGAATTAACAGAATATATTAATTTAATTAATCCTGATGTTTTCGTTACACCAGATGCTTGGAATGATACTGATTTAACATGGGAAAATTATTTACAATGGAAAAATAAAGTTGATCCTAAAAAGATTATGGTTGTTATTCAAGCTAATAATTTATTTGAAGCTGAAGATTTACATGATAAATTAGTTGATGATGGATGTAAATATATTGGTCTTAATCATTTAGCTAAATTTTATGATGATTTTTCATGTCATCCTCATTTTGAATCTAGAAAAACATTAGGTAGAATTGAGTTTGTAACATATATGCAAATTACAAATCGTTTAAGTGAAAATGTTCATTATCATTTATTAGGTTGTAATTTAGCTTCAGAATTTAAATTTTATCCTAGTGTTTATTTTCCTGAAATTAAAACATGTGATACATCAAATCCAATTACTTTAGCTTTTGAAGGTACTAAATATATAGATGGTATTATGTTTAAACCAAAAACTAAAATTGATGATATCATGAATAGTAATGATGAAGATAAAATTCAATTAGCTAAAGAAAACATTAATTATTTTAAAGAAAATTTTATTCAATAATGCAAGCATTTTTACCATATCCAGACTTTAAAAAGTCACTTGAATCTCTAGATGACAAACGTTTAGGAAAGCAAAGAGTAGAAACATATCAGCTTATAGCTGGTTTAGAAGGTAGACCTACATTAAAAGGTAAACCTTATTCTAAAGGAAGAATAAACCATCCTATAAGCCAAATGTTTAGAGATAATATACCAGCATTAAAACATTATTTAAATGTCTCTATAGATGTTTGGGTTGCTAGAGGTAAAAATAATACCATGAAAAAAGAAGTGATTAATGAAGAAATTGTTATGCCTGTTTGGTTTGGTAATGATGATTTTCATAAATCACACAGAGCTAATTTGTTAAGAAAAGACGCTGTTTATTATGGTGCTCATGGTTGGAATGATGATCCTACATTACCTTATAGGTGGTATGATATGGATAAAGAACAATGGTATGATCAAACAGTAGGAACAAAAGAAAGAATTTATTTGGCTAAACAATAAAAATTAATTATATTAATAAAATGAGTAAACAAGCAGTATTGTCATTAAGTGGAGGTATGGACAGCTCCACATTGTTACTTCATCTACTCGCTAATGGCTATGAAGTAACAGCACTGTCTTTTGATTATGGACAAAAACATAGAATTGAACTTGAACGAGCTAAGCAATTAGTTAAATATATCAATTCTCATTCTGGTCATGAAGATGAACAATATTATCCTAAAGTAAAATATCAAGTAATTAAACTTGATGGTTTGTCTAAATTGCTTAATTCAGCTTTAGTAACTGGTGGAGCTGAGGTTCCTGAAGGTCATTATGCTGAAGAAAATATGAAAGCAACTGTTGTACCTAATCGTAATAAAATTTTCAGTTCAATTATTCAAGCTGTTGCTTTATCAATTGCAGAAGCTAAAAATTGTAATGTTGATATAGCAATGGGAATACATGCAGGTGATCATGCTATTTATCCTGATTGTAGACAAGAATTTAGAGATGCTGATTTTGAAGCATTTAAATTAGGTAATTGGGGTTCTGAAAAAGTAAAATATTATACTCCTTACTTGAATAATGATAAATTTGGTATTTTACAAGATGGAGAAAAATGTTGTACATTTTTACATTTAAATTTTGACAAGATTTATTCTAAAACAAATACATCTTACAAACCAATTCAACATACTGTTTATTGGGAAGATGAAAAAGGTGAAACAGTTGCTTCAACAGAATGGTTTTCAGATTATAAATCAGCAAGTTCAGTAGAACGAGTAGAAGCATTTATTAAATTAGGTAAAAAAGATCCAGTTAGTTATGCTGATGAATTTGGACCAGTGACTTGGGAATATGTAAAAGAATATGTTTCTTCTGTTTTAGATGAGTACCAAAAGAAAATATAAAAAATCTCGTCCTTTTTCACAGATGTATGCTGTGATTAATAAAGAAGGAGAAATATACACTGGATTAAAAAGTGGTTGTATTCAATGGTCTTACAATTGGTCAGAATATAAACCTTTATTTGAAGAAAATACAGCTTGGCTCTTGCGATTTAATCCAGGAGCTGAGTTAATTAAAGAAGAAGAATTAATATGAAAAAACAAATTCCAACTCATGATCCTCAAACAGGTGAATTAAATCCTTATTATGAGGAACTTACAGGAGAAAAAAATCCAATATGGCAAGAACCACATAAAGAAATTAATTTTAATCATATGCCAAATCAAAAATGGCATAAATATGTTAGTTTTATTAAATCAGGAATACGCATTATAGGTTATGGATTTATTCCTTTTAGTTTGGCTACCGCAACTTTTATACTTATATTAAGTGAAATTATAGGAATTTTAGAAGAGCTAGTATGAAAGTATTACTTAATCCTTATCAAATTAGAACAGGTATTATTAGAATATCTGAAAAAATTATTCTTAGACATAATAACACTGAACCACTTGTTATGATAGGTGTGATGAGAGGTGGATTTATGTTTTATACTGATTTAATTCAAGAATTACAAAACATGAATATTATTTGTGATTTTGTAAATTGTAAGTCATATGATGGAGTTGAAAATACTGGATTTAAAATGTTGTTAGATTCACGAGTAGATGTTGAAAATAAACACGTTTATTTAATAGATGACATTTTAGATTCAGGATTAACATATGAATATTTAAAAGTTCATTATGAATATAAAGGAGCTAAATCAGTTGAAGGAATTTTTGCTCTTAAAAAATACAAAGACAAATTTAAAAACGAATTAAATATATTGACATTACCTCCAGATGAAAATAGATGGATGTTTGGTTATGGTATGGATGATGAAAATGGAGGTAGTCGTCATTTAAAAGGAATTTATTATAAATAATATTATGAAAAAATTTAAAAGCACAAAAGTATTTGATGGTTATTCAACAGTATTCCGTCAATGGAAAGCTGAAGGAACACATTGTAGATTTCTTCATGGCTATGGAGTAAGTTTAAAGGTGTGGTTTGAAGGTGAACTTGATGAACGTAATTGGGTTTGGGATTTTGGAGGTATGAAACGTGCTAAAGGTACTATTGATGGAATGAATCCTAAAGCATGGTTAGATTATATGCTTGATCATACTACAATTGTAGCCGAAGATGATCCCTATTTAGAAAGTTTTCAACTAATGGAAGAAAATGAACTCATCCAACTTCGTATCATTCCAGCTACAGGAGCAGAACGTTTTGCTGAATATTTTTATAATAAATTAAATGATTTTGTTCAAGCAGAAACAGAAGGTAGAGTTAAAGTAGTACAAGTTGAATTTAGAGAACATGAAAAAAATACAGCTTTATATGAAGAACAAAAGATTATAACAATACCTAAAGAAGATATAGAATTATATTTAAATCAATATCGATCAAACTCAAAATACGAATTTTAAACAATGAAACAATTTTTATACTTCTCAGCTACATGGTGTGTACCATGTAAAACATTTGGACCTATAATGGATAGAATAGCTATGTCTGGAATACCAGTACAAAAAATAGATGTTGATACACAAAAAGATTTAGTTAGTCAATATCATGTTAGTGGTATTCCTACAACTATTTTAGTACAAAATGGTCAAATATTAAATCGCTTTACTGGAGCTAAATCAGAACAAGAAATAAGACAAATTTATGGATCATAATAAAGTAACAGAAAAACAATGGCTT